ATAGAGCACCAGACTACGAATCTGGGGGTCGGGAGTTCGAATCTTCCCCGGTGCGCCATTTCTACTTTTCATTGATCCCAGAAAGTCCCAATACGCCTTGTTCTGCAAGGTGTTTGCGTTTCATTCGTCCCAAGGGGGCCTTGTAAATCTCAAGTGAATGCGGGTATCGATGCGGGTATCGAAGATTTTGCGGTGCGCGCGGATACCCTCAAATGAACAAGCTCTCGGATGCCAAGGTTCGGTCGGCCCGGCCCAAGGAAAAGGACTACAAGCTCGCTGACGGTGGAAACATGTATCTCCTGGTCAAGGCGAGCGGCACCAAGCTCTGGCGGATGAATTACCGGCGGCACGGAAAATCCGGAACGCTGTCCTTTGGCAAATACCCCGTCGTAACGCTCACCGATGCGCGCGCTCTGCGGACGCAAGCCCAGGAAGACCTGGCACTTGGCAAGGACCCGCGCCGGATCAAGACACGCGGCGGCACGGTCGGGACGTTTGGGCACTGTGCGCAGGAGTGGTGGGACAAGCAGGCCGGCAGCCGTTGGTCAGATCGCACGGCTGTCTCGAACCAGCGCATCATGCAGAACGACATTCTGCCGGCACTGGCCAGCCGACCCGTCGAAGAGGTCACGGGTCCCGAAGTCTTGGCAGTGCTCCGAAAGATTGAGGGTCGAGGGGCGATTGAGACTGCGCACAAGGCGCGTCAGATCATTGGACAGGTATTCCGGTATGCTGTGGCATGCGGTCTTCGCGATCGTGACCCGGTCGCGGATCTGCGGGGTGCGATTGCCCCGAAGCCTCGCCGCAAGCACTTCACCAAGATCGAGTTCAACGAACTGGTTGATTTCTACCAAGCGCTCAGCCGGTACGGCCGCGAGGACAATCGCACGCGCATAGCGATCGAACTGGTCATGCACACCTTCGTTCGAACCAAGGAGATACGCTTCGCGTCCTGGGAAGAGTTTGACTTGGGCGGCGGGATGTGGCGCATCCCGGAAGAGCGCATGAAAATGGGGCGCGAACACCTCGTCCCGCTCACCCCGCGCGTGCTCGAACTTCTAGAGGAGCTAGGACCGGCGCCAACCGGGTATCTATTCCCCGGGCGACACAAAGGGGTGATGAGCGAAAACACGATGCTGTTCGCGTTGTATGCCATGGGCTACAAGCGCCGCCAAACGATGCACGGCTTTCGCGGGATCGCGTCCACAGCCTTATATGAATCGCTGAAATTCCCCTCGAATGTCATCGAGATGCAGCTCGCCCACGCCGACACCAACGAGGTCCGAGCGGCCTACAATTCCTCCCAGCTCATGGAGGCTCGGCGCGAGATGATGACTTGGTGGAGCGACCTCCTTGAGTCCAAGCGGCGGACGGCGGAAATGCTGGGCTGACGAAAAACGCCCCGGCCGATGGGCGCGGGGCGTTGGCTTTTTCCGGGGTCCTGAAGGGTCTCACGTCACATGGCGGCCTCCATTTGAAGGTGCTGACTTCTCGTTCGTCATTCAAATCATCCCCATCACCCTGCAACATCATGTGTTGAAAATCAATCAAAACGTGAATATGGTCCCAATGGTATTCAATGGGACGAATGATTGAGATGCAGGACAGAGGTCAGGACAGGCGGTTGCGACTGGCAGAGGTGAAACAGCGAGTGGGCCTCTCCCGGTCGGAGATCTATCGGCGAATCCAACGCAAAGAATTTCCGGCCCAGGTCCGGGAGAGTTACCGGGTTTCGTTTTGGTGGGAGAGTGATGTCCAGGAGTGGCTGCGCAATTCGGCAGGGGCCGGCGCATGAGCATTGACGAAATGCTCGGGGAAGACCCGATCGAGGCGAGGCTTCAACAGTCACTCAGGCGGAACAAGGGTGCACAGGCCGTCGCGACGGACAGCTTGGCGGCCGAGGAGTTTGTGCGTCCCGTATCAGCGGCGTTCCTGGCGAAGGTGTTCGGGATGAGCCCCGCCACAGTCACCAAGCGCCTTGCCAACTGCAACGTGGTTGCGACGAAACCACGCGGGAACGGGCATGTTCACTACTACGATTTCAAGGAGTCCTGCGGCTTCCTGATCGCCCCGCAGGTGGACATTGCCGAGTGGATTAAGAGCCAGCGCGTCCAGGACCTCCCGACCCATATTTCCGACCAATATTGGAAGGCGATGCGCACCAAGCAGTCCTATCTGCGTGAGGCGGGTGAGTTGTGGCGCACCGAAGACGTGCTCGAGGTCTTTGGCGACCTCTTCATGTCGATCAAAGAGAGGACCCAGCTCTGGATCGAGGAGCGGCCCGGCAAAGCGTCCATGTCGACGGCCCAGTACGAGACCTTCCAGCGACTGGTCGCCGCGATGCAGGAGGACATCTACGACCGGCTTGTCCGGATGCCGAAGGAGAAACGCACCCCACACGAGCAGGAACGCGTTCTCGAGGAAACGAAAGATGACGCCTTGCTGCCGCCGCATGAGGCGGAAGCGTGATGGCGGCGGAGCTTGCGGTGCAGCCGCGGTTTTCGTCGATCGAGGAAATGATCGTCGCCTCGGCGGAAGGGGTCCGGCCGCCAGAGCAGCTGAACGTCTGGGAGGCTGCCGAGCGCTACCATATCGTCCGGATGCCAGGCGCTCACACGGGACCATTCTCCAACGAGAAGACCCCCTACAATCGTGAGCCCATGGAGGTTCTTACCAGCTTAGAATACACGGGCATGGTCTTGGTCGCTCCGGCGCGTACCGGCAAGTCGGCCTTGGCCATCAACTGGCTGACCCACACCGCGATATGCGACCCGGCATCCATGTTGTTCACCCACATGTCCCAGTCCACAGCGCGCGACTGGTCTGTCGAGGATCTGGGTCGAGCGATAAAGTATTCGCCCGAGCTGAGGAAGCGTCTCACACCAGGTCGTCAGAACGACAACATCTATGACAAGTCATTCCTGTCTGGCATGCGTCTGCAGATACGTTGGCCATCGTCGAAGGAGCTTTCGGGCAAGACAATCCCTCGCGGATGGATCTTCGACTACGATCGCATCCCCGATGATGTTGACGGTGAGGGCGGGGCCTTCGACATGTTGCGCAAGCGGGGCACCACCTTTGGGCGCTTTGCGATGTTCGGAGCTGAATCCTCCCCGGGCCGTGAGATCGAAGACCCGAAGGCAATGCCACGAACGCCCCACGAAGCTCCGCCAGTCAAAGGTATCATCGGCCTCTACAACCGTGGTGATCGACGACGCTGGAACTGGAAATGCCCTCAGTGCAAACAGGCTTTTGAGCCTAGCTTCAAGCTGATGAAATGGCCGGATAGCGCGGACCTCATGGAGTCTGCCGAGCAGGCCTACATGATGTGCCCCCACGACGGCTTCCCGATGGAATTCAGTATGCGAGAGGAACTAAATGCCGGCGGCCGGTGGGTGAAGGACGGCTATCTCTGGCTCCCTGAACAAGATCGTATGGAGTTGTTGAGCGGGTTCGGGCCCGTTCGCTCGGACATAGCCTCCTTTTGGCTGAAAGGGCCGGCCGCGGCGTTTCAGACGTGGGAGAAACTCGTCTTCAACTACCTGAAGGCCGTGGAAGCGTTTGAGGCGACAGGGGACGAGGAGGGGTTGAAAACAACAACCAACCTCGACCAAGGCGAGCCCTACACCCCGAAATCGCGCATTTCCGAGCGCGTTCCGGAAGAACTGAAGCGCCGTGCCGAAGAATGGGGGAGCATGCAGGAACTGCCGACGGTCCCGGAAGATGTCCGCTTTCTTATCGCGACCGTCGACGTGCAGAAACGCTGTTTTGTGGTCCAGGTTCACGGCGTCACTTCGACGTCTGACATCGTCGTTGTCGACGGGTTCAAAATTCGCAAAAGCCCGGGCCGCCACGACAAAGACGGAGACCCTGAGCCGATTGACCCGGCCTCGTTCGTTGAGGATTGGGATGCACTGAAGAGCGAGGTGATCGAGCGCACCTATGTTCTCGCAGACGGCAGCGGCCGGCACATGTCGGTGATGATGACCGCGTGCGACTCCGGTGGTGAAGACGGCGTGACGATCAACGCCTACAATTTCTGGCGCAAACTGCGAATGGAACCGGAAGGCTTCCACAGACGGTTCGCGCTTGTGAAGGGTGAGCCGAGCAAAACGGCACCTGCGGTGGCTCTGCGTTACCCGGATTCCAGCAGGAAGGATCGTCACTCAGGCGCCCGGGGAGACGTGCCGGTTCTCTTCATGAACAGCACGACGCTCAAGGACCAGGCGTCCAACCTGTTGGGGCGCACGGAGCCGGGCGGAGGCATGATCCGTTTTCCGAAATGGATGCCGGACTGGTTCTACAGCCAGCTCACGGCCGAAGTGCGTGTGCGTGACCGATGGGAGAACCCGCGACAGAAGCGAAACGAGGCGTGGGATCTGCTCTACTACGCTATTGGTGTCTTGCACCGCCGGCCGGACAGCGCTCCGTTTCCGACCATGAACCTTGAGGTCGTTGACTGGTCAAACCCGCCACCCTGGGCTTCGGATTGGGATGCGAACGTACATGTGTTCCACCCCGAAACAGGGCCGACGTTCATCCCGGCTTCGCCGTCGAAGCGGATCGAAGACATCGCAAAAGATCTCGCATGACTATGTTTCACTATTAAAGTGAAATGTGAAACTACACAATAAAAGCTGGACTTTCACGGAAAACTTGTTTTATAGAGGTCGAAACCCGTCTTTTCGCGAGAGACCCCGACCTTATGAGTTCGACTGCAGATCTACTGGCAGCCGCCCGGGAAGCAGAATTCAAGCTGCAGACCGGAACGGCCGTGGTCGAGTTCGAAGATGCGAACGGTGAGCGAGTCAGATACCAGCCCGCCAACGCGCACCGCCTGGCCGCATACATCAAAAAGCTCGAAACACAGCTCGCCGCAGAGGCTGCCGGGACAACCCCGGCCGTCGGACCCTTGCAGGTTTGGAACTGATGGCGGCAGCAACAGCACTCTCAGTTGACGAGATGCTCGGCCCGGACCCGGCGTTCTCGTCCCCGTCGGGCGCCGATCGAGCTGTTCCCCCGGCGGTCTCGGCGGTTCCCGCCGGGGGAACCCCCGACATTGATGCGATTGCGGGCGATGCGTTCGAAGGCGCGAGCCGCACATCACGGGAACTTGCGTCCTGGTCCCCGCCGACCGGGTCGGCCGATGCGTTGCTTTTGCCCGGAAAGCCGTATGCGGACAGTCGCTCGGAGGACATGCTCCGCAACGATGCCTACGTCGCCGGCGGTCGTTCGCTGCACCAGGACAACATCGTGGGCGCGCTCTACTTGCTCAACGCGAAGCCGGAGACGCGCATTCTTTGGGGTCGAGAAGACGAGACCTGGGAGGCTGAGTTTCAGGAAGAGGTGGAGACCAAATTCACCCTCTACGCTGAGTCCAACGATAACTGGATCGACGCCTCGCGAACGAACACGCTGACCGGCTTGGTTCGACTGGTCATTGGCATCTATGCCGCCTGCGGCGAAATTGTTTCGGCCGCCGAGTGGATGCCCGACGACGGCCGGGCGTTCCGCACAGCGATCAACCTGATCGAGATCGAGCGCCTGTCCGACCCGCATGACCGGTTCGTCAATCAGCGAACGATCGTGCGGGGCGGCGTGGAGAAGGACTCCAAGGGCGCCCCGATTGCCTACTATATCCGTCAGGCACTGAACGACGACTGGGCCAACCCGCTTTACAACAAGTGGCGCCGCGTCCCCATCCGCAAACCGTGGGGCCGGCAGATGATGTTGCATCTGTTTGAGCAACACCGCCCGGAACAGTCCCGTGGTGTTTCCCAGATGACCTCGGCATTGGCCGAGATGCGGATGACGAAAGATCACCGCCGCTATGTGCTACAGAAGGCGATTGTGGACGCGACCTATGCGGCGACGATTGAGTCGGACCTGCCGCCCGAGGCCGCCTACCAAGCCATCGGCGGTGCCGCCGGCGACACTTCGGCATTCGGCGCGGCGGCCATCGAATACCTGCAAGCGATTCAGAGCTTTTCCAAGGGTGCCCAGAATCTGAACATTGGCGGGGTCAAAATCCCCCACCTCTACCCGGGTTCCAAGCTGAACATTCGTCCGGCTGGGCAAGGTGGTCCGCTCGGCAATGAGTTCGAGCAGTCGTTGCTTCGGTACATCGCGGCGAATCTGGGCGTCTCCTACGAGCAGCTCTCGCGCGATTACACGAACACGAACTATTCCTCCGCGCGCGCCGCCATGCTCGAGACATGGAAGTACATGCAGTCGCGCAAGAAGATGGTCGCCGACCGCTTCGCAACCTGGATATACCGGCTGTGGCTCGAAGAGGCGATCAACAAGAACCAGATCGAAACACTGAAGCGCCGCAATGTTCCGAACTTCTACGAGGGTCAGAACAAAGATGCCTATTCCGCCTGCGAGTGGATCGGTGCCGGCCGCGGTCAGATCGACGAGTTCAAGGAAACGCAGGCTGCCGTAATGCGGATCGACAACAACCTGTCGACCGAGGAACTGGAGATCGCCCGGCTTCACGGTGGCGATTGGCGGAAGGTCAAGCGCCAGCGCGTGCGTGAACAGCAGACCGACAAACGCCTCAAACTGGAAAAGACGACGAAGGCCGGCGCGATGCAGCCGGTGAATGACGCCGTAGACGACGACCAATCCAACAAAGCAGAAGAGGGCGCGAACTCGTGAGCGACACCAGTCCCATCATCGCCCGAATGAACGAGCAGCCCGTCATGTTCGCGCCGGAACATACGGCGTGGTTCGAGGCGTGCCTCGACCAGGCGAACGCATCGCTCGGTGATATTGAAAAGCGTCACGCGGAAGACGAAATGTCCGCGTCGTCGGACTTCTGGCCGGACCCGCAGTCGTGGCGGGCGCGCTACCGCCCCTATGTCGTGCAGAACGGTGTGCTTCAGATCCCGGTGCGCGGCGTCCTGGTGAGCGGTTCCGGGTGGCAAGACGGTCAGTACTCCACGGGCTATCAGTACATCTGGGAGGCGTTCAAGCGCGGTATGTCCGACGGCAATGTCCGGGGTATTGCGCTGATGATCGACAGCCCGGGTGGAGCGGTCAACGGCAACTTCGAACTGGTCGACCGGATGTATGATCGGCGCGGCGAAAAGCCGATTGTCGCATTCGCCGCCGACCACGCCTACTCCGCCGCCTATTCGATCGCGACGGCAGCCGATCGCATTTTCGTCACGCGCAGCGGTGGCGTCGGTTCGATCGGCGTGGTCGCGATGCATGTCGATCGCACGAAGATGATGGAGAGCGTCGGCTACAAAGTGACGCTCGTCTATGCGGGCAAACACAAGATCGACTTCCATTCTCTGAACCCGCTTTCCGAGGATGCGCGCGCCCGGCTGCAAGCCGCGGTCGACGCCACCTACGATGAATTCGTGTCCACCGTGGCGCGTAACCGGGGTTTGAGCGAAGCGGCGGTGCGCGGCACCGAGGCGCTGATGTTCACAGCCCAAGAAGCCCTGTCGAAAGGCCTCGCCGACGAAGTCGGTTCGCTTGACGACGCCGTTGCCGCTTTTGCGGCTCAAGTCTCAACCAATGAAGGAGACGTCAACATGTCCGTGAATAAGGACGAATCGGCGGTCGAGCAGGCCGCCGCCATTGAAACCGCGCGCAAGGAGGGTCGCGCCGAAGGGCATGCCGCCGGCCTGTCAGAAGGCGCGACCGCTGAGCGTGAACGCATCAGCGCCATCCTGGCCTGCGAGGAAGCCAAGACGCGCCCGGTTGCCGCGATGACCTGCGCCATGAAAACGGCAATGGACCTCGACGCTGCCCAGGCCTTCCTGGGTGCTCTGACCGAAGAAGCCGCGGTTGATTCCGATGCCGCGACCGAACCTTCCGCCGACCAGTCCGGCGCCGGCGCCCCGAAGGGGATGTTCGAACACCAGATGGACACGACCCAGAACCCGGATCTCGCGGCGGCCGAGCCGGTCAGCCCGGATGCGGCTGAAAGCGGTGCCCAGGATGTCGCCCTGGCGCGCAGCCTCGGCATCACCGGCTTCAAAACCTCCACCAAGACGCAGCAGTAGGGAGCAGTTCTATGCCTGACGTCATTCCCCCGTATGCCGATCCGGGTCTCGCTTCCTTCGAGACGCTGGATACCTACAAGCAGAACTACCTGCTTGCCGGCAGTCACCCGGAAGTGGTTACCGCCATCGGTCTCCCGATGGCCAACAACACCAGTTTCGAGCAGTTCAGCGTCGTCGGTATCGACGCGTCCGGCAAGGTTGCTCTTGCGACCTACGTCGCGGCAGCCGCTGCGACGGGCGTGCTCACCTTCTCCGGCACCGGCTCTGGTGATGAAACTGTCGTGATCGGCGGCGTGACCTACACGCTGAAAGCTGACCCGTCCGCGGCCTACGAGGTCGACATCGGCGCTGATGCGGCCGGGTCGGCAGCCAACCTTGCCGCTGCGATCAATGCGTCCGGAACCGCAGGTACGACCTACGGTTCCGGCACGCTGGCCCACCCGGAAGTCACCGCTTCCGTGGACGGTGCCGCAGTGACCGTGTCGGCCCGCAACCCGGGC